GGTGGGCCGAACCTGCCGCCACTGGCTCACGCGCCCATGCGCGCGATCTAGTTGTCCTTGCCCTTGACCGCCCACTTGCCCTTGATCGCCCAGATGCGGGCCGGGATGACCCTGGTGTCGTTGCACGGATCGCAACAACGCTCGGGGTCGGAGTCCAGCGGCTCGGGGTTGTTGCCCAAGCCGATGAACGTCTCGCCGCACAGGCAGCAGATGCGGGGCTTGTCATCGCCCCAGATGCGGGTGCTCATTGAGTACGCACCGATGCCCACGTCTCGCCATCGGTCTCGCGCACGATGTTCGCCCCGTGGATGCGGGTCTCCACGACCGAGTCTGCTGCTTCACGGGCCTGCTCGTAGATGGTCGAGGTGTAGCTCTCCAACTGCTTGGCGATGACCTGATTGACCATCGGTGACAGCGCCTGGGCCAGCGCCACGTTCAGCTGCTCACGCGGCTTGGGCTCGGGTGCGGCGTTGTGGATCAGCAGTTGTTCCTGCAGGTCCTCGATGCCGGCGAGCAGGTTCTCCGTCGTCACCTTGGCGTGCAGCCCACGCTCGAGCGCGGCTGCGGTCTTGGCGATGTTGAAGGCCTGTCGCATGAACGCCGGGGTGATGTCGGCCTCGGCCTTGAAGATCAGCCCGCCGTCGTCGTTGAGGGCGGGCAGCCCTCCGTCGTCGAGCACCACGCCACCGCACGCCGCGTAGACGCGGTCGTAGTCGATGTCGTCGCTGACCTGGTCGCCGAGCTCCAACTCGGCCAAGCGCTCGCAGCCCGGCCGATCGAGGTTGCCCAAGCGGATGATCGCATCCGCTCGGCCCGGCCGCGTCGCCGCCTTCTGCACCTTGTCGATGTAGTTGGTGGTGAACACGAACGTCGACTGCGGGATCGTCTTGGCATCGGTGCCGTCCAGCTGGTCGAGCATCTTGGCCACCTGGCCGGGGTTGTCGACCCCGGTCACCGACTCGGCATCCTCCACGATGCAGAAGCAGCGTGGTGCCAGCATCTTGACCAACTGCATGGCGAAGTCCCACGAGTCGATGCCCGGTCGCACCTGGATGACGCTGAACCCATGGCGCTGGGCCATGCGCGACAGCTTGGCCAAGAGCTCGCTCTTGCCCGTGCCGAAGTCACCGTGCAGCCAGATGATGATCTTGCCGTCGTTGCCCAACTCCAGGTGGATGTGCTCGTTCTCGATCAAGCTGAACAGCTTGAAGTCGAGACGCCGTGATGTGCGCTCGGTGAACACCACCTCGCGCGACGGGCTCTGCACGTCCATGAACTTGGGCACCTCGGAGGCGTAGATCGCCTGGCCGCGGTAGATCGAGTGCGTCTCGAGTCGCTCCTGCACGCGGTCGAACAGGTTCTCCAGCGCCGGCAGTGCCTTGAGCACCGACGACGCCTCGAGCTTCAACACCGGGCCGTAGACCGGGTCGATGGTGGCCCCGATCGACAGCAGCGCCTTGCGGCCGAACTCGGGGGGCAGCTTGCACAGCCCGTAGGGGACCTGCTTGTGCACTCCGTAGCTGATCTCGACATCGAGTTGCTGAGGGTCCTGCACCCAGGTCTTGTGCCCGAGCAGCTGGCCGAACAGGTCGTGCATCACCCAGTTCACGGCGACCGCACCATCGCCGGGGCGGTGGTGGAAGACGCGGCTCGTGGAGTTGTACTCGTTGTCGGCCGCGACAGCTTCCTGGAGGACGGTGATGGCGTCCTCTTTGGACTGCTTCGGATTGTCGGCCAGGTAGATCGCCCGGTTGGGCTCGCCGTGGTAGAGGATCGACTCGTCCGCGGTCACGATCTGACCACGGGCGGCTGCCATCATCGCCACGATCTGGGCGCGGGCGACTTCTTGTGTTGTTGGCATTGGTTGTCCTTCTGGTTGGTTGATGCGATGCATGGTCATGCACCGCCAAGGCCACACGGAGTGAGGCAGGCACCCCGTGTGGCCGTGGCGGAGAACGACCACGAGCCCCTTCCCGTTGCCGGGAAGGGGCTCGATTGGGTTGTTGGTCTAGGGGAAGCACCCCATCTGCGGCACACCGCTCGAGCAGCCATCGTCATCGATGTGACGCTCGGTGCTGTGGCCGCTGGTGGCCGAGCCGAGTGCGGCGATGATGATCAGGTAGATGATCAGCTGCACCCAGCCGGGCGTGTGGCTCTCATTGCTGCTCATGGTGGTGGTGGTTGTGTGGGCCCGACCACGTACGTGCGGATGAGCACGCCGTCGACGATGAGCATGAGCCCCTCGTCGCCAGGGCGCAGCATGACCACGCACTCGTTGCCGTCGATGTCGACGCCGCGGTATCCGGCGCCGGTGTCATCGGCGAACGGCGCCCATGTGGCGTACTCGTCCATGCCCGTCGGTGCTGAGATGACGTAGTAGTTCATCCGCTGACCCCCGCCAGTGCGATGGCATCAGCACGCAGGTGCTGAGCCACCTTGCTCAGCCGCTCACGCAGCATGTGATCGGTCTCGAGTTTGCGTCGGACCGGTCGCTCTGCCTCGGTGTGTCGCGTGAGCAGGAAGTTGATGGCGTGCTCGGCCTCAGCGATGAGGCGCTTGGCCTCCCAGAACTCGAGCCCATCGAGCATCGCCAGCGCATCGCTGATCATGCAGCGCACCTCGGCGATGCGCCGACGCTGCTCGGTACCGAGGTGTGCGTACACCGAGGTACGCAGCACGCCGGCCTGCGACTCGAGATCGCTGCGGATGTTGTTCGGTACCTCGGCCAACGCGTCACGCACCTTGTCACGCTCGACCGGCGTGAGGATGCGACGCATGGCGTAGAACTCGGTGCTCGGCATGATCGCCTCCATGGCATCGGCCCGATCAGCCTGCTCAGCACGCGCCGACAGCGCCCACTGATCGTTGATCTTGTTGGCGATGGCACGGCGGATGTAGGTGGGCAGGTCGAAGCGCTCACGCAGCGCGGCGATGTGGCTGTCATGGTCGATGGTGGTCATGACGCCGCCTCGTGCGCCATGCGCATCGCTTCGAGCGCCTGGTTCGCCCACGGCAGGGCGACGAAGCGGCTGAGCACGAGCAGCATGAAGCGTCCGGTGCTGTCGAGCTCCATCACGCTGTTCGACTCGATGATGCCGCGCATGATCTCGAGCACCACGCGCGCCGCACCGCGCCACGCCTCGGGTGACTCACCGAGATCGCGGGTGATGCCGGCGATGATCTCATCGAGGGCCTCGCGCACGTCGGGCGGCATGTCGCCGTAGACGGCTTCGCTCACCTCGATCAGTTCTGAGAGTGTCTGGTCCATTGGTTTCTCCTTGTCTGGTTGTTGGTCTGGGGAACGACGACAAGCCCCATCCGCGGCGGCGGATAGGGCTTGTCTGGGTGAATGGTCTAGTGCTTGCGCTGCTGAGCGCGCCGCACGATGAACTCGACCACCAGGCCGACCACCGCGAGAGCGGCGAACAGCACGATGATCAGTAGCGCGACGTCCATGAAGTCGTCGAGGCTGTTAGCGATCATGCACCCGCCTTGCGCACGAGGCGCTTGCCGCGGACACGGCCGCACTCGGTGCAGCGCAGGATCAGGTAGGTGAGGTTGCCCTCATGCACCGTCTCGGCCTCGTAGTCCTGATGTCGGTTCTCCTGCTCGCACACGCCCCTCACAGCGGCACCATGCCCGCTGTGGCGTCACGGAAGGCGCCGCGGATGCACTGTGCCTGCTCGAGCGTGAGGTCGCACGAGTCCTCGATATCGGTGTCGAGCCCGTAGGTGATCATGTCGTCGTAGGCACCACGCAGCTGCGCGTCGGACACCTGGCTGATCGGGCCCTCGGTGATGTGCTCACGCGTCCACGCCACCAACGCGGCGATGTAGTGCTGCACGGCGTGGTTCATCGTCATGTCGCGCTCGCTGATGCGCTCGATCCCATGCGCTGGGGTGAGGTCCATGTCCGAGTAGTCGAACGTGAACGTGCCCTCGATGGTGATCGAGGTGGGCTCGTTGTCGCGCACGAAGCTCATGCACTCGGTGAACTCTGCGAGGTCGGCGCACTCGAAGGTGGCCGTGATGGTCATGGTCATGGTTTGGTTCCTGTCTGGTTGTGATTGCTGATGGCTCATGAGCGTGTTGTGTGGGCCGAAATTGCCCACCCGCGCACCCCGACCCCATGAGCCTCATGGGTCGGGACGCGACGATGCCGCGCCCTCGTTGGGGACGCGGCAGAACGGCCGAAAGGGCCGCGATCCCTAGGGATCGCGGCCCTTCTAGCTCACTTGGCCTTGCGCGAGGTCTTGGCCTTGCCGTTGGCCTTGATCTTGTCGCTGACCTGCTTGGCCACCTCGCGGGCGACCGCTTTGCCCTCATCGCCGAGCTTGTCCGCCTCGCCTTCCGCGTAGCCCACCAAGTCGTGCGCCAGTGCGAGCAAGCGCTTCACCCGGTCGCGGTCAGTAGCCGCGTTGGTCACGAGCCCTGCCCATGAGTGGTCGGAGCAGAGCACGACATTGCGCTTGGCAACGCGCTCAGCCGCGTTGGCATCGCGCTTGGCCTCATCGGCGTCGATGGCGGCCTGTGTGCGCACGCCGTTGACATACTCGCCGCGCTTCGGCAACCAACCGAGGTAGTAGGGGAGGTCCAGCGTGAACGATGCCGGATCGTTCGCCACGACCTTGAGGTAGTGCGCTTTCGTGCTGGCCGAGTGGTCGTTCGTGGCGAGCAGGTAGAGATCGCGGACCTGCTCGATCTCGAAGGCGTCAGGCGTCCACCCGTCGACCAGGATCTTCGTGATGCCCACGAAGTCGTCGAACGTGAACTTGTCCTCCGCCTTGGCCTCCGCCTTGGCCCACGCCGCGCGGGTGGCCGCGATCTGCGGCTTGACCTGTGCCAACGCCTGATCGGCGTTGGTCAGGATCTCCGTGAAGTACCGGTTGCCCTCGTCGTGGCGCCACTCCGACCAGACTCCGATCGCTCCGACCGCCGCCTTGGCCTTGGCCTTGACCGCTTCGGACACTGTCGGCACGGTGGTGGTGGTGGTATCTGACATGACTGTCTCCTGTCTGTTCGATCGATAGGGACCATCCCTATCGACTCACATAGTGCTCCGACCAGGACTTATGTGGCCTTTCGTCGGCTGACATGGCCCATACGCTGGGGTTTTGCCTCCGGGTTCAGGGGACCCGCCCTGCCTACCCCGGCCACGAGGCGCCCTCCGTGATCATGCAGAGAGGGCGGTGTCGTTCGGGTCCCAAGCCATGTCACTGCAGGTCAAATTCGGGCCTGAGGGGGCCCCATTTCGTGAACCATTAGATTGCAGATCACACCAGTCCAGCTTGCCGCTGATATTCGGGATAGCGAGGCGTCCGGCAGCGGATACTCGGTTCAGTGGAGTATGGGGGACGCTACTGGGGGACAGGTGGGGGACCGTCCCCCGGCACACCCGGGGACAGGCCTCCGATAACGTTGAAGCAGTATCTCATCTACCTGGTGTTATGCGTTAGCGATATATCGGCTCGCGCGCGCCAGGTGGGGGACGGCGTCCCCCACCTGTCCCCCACCCTACGAAGGACGGCTCTCGCCCGGCAGGAGCAGCTTTGCCTGACCTTCGGTGCCATATACGACCCAGTTCCGCTGCAGGGCGTATCCAACTACTTCCGACAGGTACTGGCGCTTGTCCCGGTTGAATTTGTCCTTCACCTGGCGGGCGGTAAGTGGCGAAAGGTGCACGGCTTGCGCCAGGGCCCGAGCTCTGTCCTCGACCCACGCTTGGTGGCGTGCCGCCTCCCGCACCATGTCGTTCCGCCCAGCAGCACGGGCGCTCTGAGTGGAGAGCTCGGATATCCCAGCGAGAACCCTGCTTCTCGTGGCGAGAGAGTGCTTCTCGATCTCGCCGGCCAGTTCCCAGTGGATGGGCTCTACCTGCGCGGCATCGTCCATCAGGGCCAGGAGGCCGGCCGTACGCATGCGAACGAGCATCTTGTGCCCGTCCAGCGGGTGCACACCGTGTATCTGGCGAGCCTCGTCCCACGCCGAGACATCGTCCTCCACGCTGGACGGGAAGGTCATCGTGATCGGCGAGCGTGAGTTCGGATGGTAGGTCGGCAGGTCCAGAACTCGAGGCGTCCCGCGCCGCCTGAGCGATCGGTCTCCCGGCCTGTCCATGGCGAAGTACAGCAGGCGACCAGGGAATCCCTGGCTGGCCACGCTGCCCGTGAACAGCGCACCGCCCACTCCGAACTGGATGCCCACGATCAGGCTGACGCGCACCGCGTCCGCTGGATAGGACACCTCTCCTCCAGCCAGCACACCACCGACCATCGAGCCAGCTACTCCCGACCACGTCGTGCAGAAGTTGGAGATCACCGTCGAGCCGGTGCGGTCGTTCTGCGCCGCCAGCGTGTTGCCCTCGTCGTAGATGATCTGCACACCGTTGCGGTACAGCGGAGTCAGCGGCGCCTCGTCGCGGCGCTTGCCCTGCGGGATGATCACCGCTGTGACCAGGCCCTCGCCCGAGCGCAGCGTCTTGCCGTAGTGGTACGACTCCGAGTTGGTCACCCCGCACAGCTGGCGCGAGACCCCGATCGCCCCCGACTTGCCCGCCCCCGTCTGGCCGACCATCGCCACGAACGTGTTCAGCGGCGATTCGTTGCCACCTACCAGGGCTTCCAGGCGGATCGACGACGGAATCCTGACCGAGTAGGTCGACAACACCGCCCCGAGGAACGCCTCCGGGCAACGCTGTGCCGCCCATGCTGCCTCGCGTATGGCCGACAGCCATGGCCGGGCATCCCAGAAGTCGTCCGACAACCATCCGCTGTCGGGTGCCGGGCTCTCGCGTACAGCCGGCGGATGCTGTGCGGAGAGCCCGGCGAACTCCCGCTTGATCGCCACTCGCTCGTCCGATGTGGGGAGATGGCCGAAGCGATAGCAGCCGATCAGGTCCGTGACGTCGTAGGTCTGGCCCGATGGCTGGGACGACGGTACCGGGTGGGCGCTCGTCGAGAACACGAACAGCCGGTCGCTGCGGTTGATCGTCGCCGAGTGGCCCTCGCGCACGTCCTTGCCGGGTCTGGCCCAGTAGCTGTGATCGGGGTCAGAATGGCTGTACGTCCAGCCGTTGTTCTCCAGGAACACCGCCATCGGCGGCATCCGCACGTTGTCCAGCCAGCTGGACGTGTGCTCGATCCGAGAGATTGAGACCCCGCCCGGCAGCGCCGTAGGAGGAAGCGCTTCGGGCGGGGTCTCGGACGCCGCTGCCACAGCGTCGAATGATGAGATCGCTGAGCAGACTCCCCGCCATTGCTCGACGGTGGCCCATGCGATCTCGGCGAAACTGCCACGCCGCTGTACCCAGGCTCCGCCACTGGGATGCGTCGTGCCGTTCGATGGTGCGGCCACAACGTAGCCTCCGTGGCCGCGGGTTTCGACGAGGACTTGGCGGCCGCCGTCCATCGCCAGCTGGGTGTTGCCGTCCTGGTCGCCGTCGCCCTCGACGTGCACGGCGACGTGGAACCCGCCGCCCGGCGTCGTCACCATGTAGCCGTCGAGCCACGACTCGAACACCGGGGCCAAGGATCCGAGGCGCACCTTGAGCTCGGGGATGTGCTCGGTGAAGCGGCCCTCGAAGTCGAGTACCTGCAGTCGTGTCGGCCCGCCGCAGGTGATGGCGAACCCGTCGTGCATCTGGGCCTCGCGGCGCACGGTGAGCTCGTCGGGCAACTCGTCGATACGCGGCTTCCAGGTGGAGATGGCGGGACGCTTGTTGGCCCGCATGGGGATGGTCGACAGGCCGGCCCGATGGGCGTCGAGCACGGCCGCCTCGATGGCGGCGCCCATCACTGCAGCTGCAGTGCGATATCGCAGCCGGGGCAGCGCCGCATCTCGGTGACGCCAGCGTTGGTGATCCGCGTGCCAGTCCGTCCGCACAGGGTGGTGGCCGCCGAGTTGGTCGAGACCCCGGCGATCAGGTGGGCGTAGGGGATCATCCCCAGGCGGTCCCGCATGTAGGTCCACCCCGGCATCAGTGGCTCGGTCGGCGGCTGGATGCGCTCTGGTCGCGCCGCTCGGCGGGCGCTTCCTGGTCCGTACTCGTCAGGGTCGAACAGGTGGCCCTGGGGCTCCGTTGTCATCGGTTGCTCCTACTCGTTGTTCACGCCAGGCGGCGTACTTCGCTGCCGCGGCTTCCTTGGCAGGGTTCACCCGTCGCTTGGCAGAGGCGGGTGTCAGGGGACTGTAGCCCTCGGGCAGGGGGGCCGCGGGCGCCCACCCCTTCTCGAGCTTCTTGCCGATCCAGCGCAGGCCGCGGATCGTCACTGCGGCCCGTATCTCGGGCCAGTCGTCGTAGATCTTGGGGTAGGACAGCCCGGCCGCGCGGCCCAGTCTGACCGCTTCGATCAGCGAAGGCTTGAGCGCTGAGGGCGCTCCGAGGTGGCCGCGCTCGGCGGCGTCGTTGTTGTTCTCGGCCACCGTGCCGAGCTCGAGGTGCGACAGGCGGAAGCACGGCGGGTTGTCGCACTTGTGCCTGACCACCATGCCCTTCGGGATCGGCCCGTTGGCCATCGTCCAGATCCAGCGGCTGGCCGTCATCTGGCGGCGCTTGTCGTCGGTGGTGTGCACCAGCACCCGGCCGTATCCGTAGCGGTCGACGCTGCCCTGCCAGATCCGACACGGCGTCGGCTGGGGGTTCGGCGGCGGGTAGTCCACCCGCCGCCGAACGTACAGCTTGCGCGGTCGCCCGCCCTGGCTGTCACCCCACCCCATTAGCGGCTCAGTCGCGCCGGCCAGACCCGCAGTCCGAAGCCGCGGATGTCGGCGAGGTACTGGCCGTAGTCGAAGTCAGGGTTGAGTTCGAGCTTGGCCAGCACGGCCCTGATGTAGCCCTCGCGGTCGTCCCAGATGTCATCGGTGGCATCCAGGCAGGCCTCGAAGATGGTCTCGTCCTCGTCGTCCATCAGTCGTCGAAGAGGTCCTTGCCCGACACGCTGGCCGGGGTGGCCGCCTTCCACGAGGCGCTGTACAGCTTGGGTGCCGAGTAGGCCCGGTTCTTCTTCACCCCGTTGCCGGTGTAGGCCACGGCCAGGTGGTCGCCGGGGTTGAGTCCGGTGCCGCCTCCGTCGCGCACCGCCTTGGCGATGGCGTCCTTCATCGACTGGCCCTCGCCGTCGGCGACGTCGTACTTGCCGCCCTTGGCGAAGATCGAGCGGATGCCGTCGTCCTCGTCGGTGGTGTGCAGCGAGGTCTGCAGCGTGATCACCAGCTGGTTGCGCGGGGACCCGTCGGTCCAGAACAGCTTCTCGCCGGTCTCGACGTCGGTCTGCTGGCGGACCTCGACCGAGATCACGTCACCGATGATGGTGTCGTTGACCTTCTCGAAGGGGAAGGACTTGCCCCCCGCCTGCATCAAGAAGTCGTTGGCGTCCTTGGAAACGGTCATAGCACTGTGCTCCTGGGTTCGTTGTTGCGTGGTAGGGCATCCGAGTGGAGGCCCTGGTCCCACTCCACCCGCGGGTCACCCGGCGGGAAGGGCAGGCTGAATGCCCCCTCGATGGCGTCGAGCAGGTCGAGCACCGCCGAGAGTTGGGCTGGCGTGATGCCGCCCTGGCGAAGGGTTGGCGTGGCGTCGGGCCAGCGCCGAAGCAGGAGGGCTCGAGCCTCGGCGCTGGTTCCGATGGTGTTTATCCGCGACTGGGCGAACTCGCTCATCGCCGCCACCCATGCATCGGCGTCGACGCCGGTGGGTAGCTCAGGGTCGTGAGGGACGAACTCCCCGAATTGAAGCGACTCCATTGGCGTCGGGGCGGCAAGGATCGCTTCCTCGTCGGAGGGTGGTGGGGTGAAGTCGATGAGAAAGTCCGAGCGCTTGCGCCAGTGCCGCACGTCGCGCACGATCCGGCAGCCCTCGCGCCCGACCTGGAGGTCAGCCCAGTGGAACGAGCAGGAGCCCGTGCCCGCCGGCATGTGGACGAGCAGCCCGACGTCGGTGCGAAGTTCTGGCGGAAGTGGCGAGCGCTCGTTCGTCTCGACGTCGTAGAAGACGCTGTCGACGTAGAGGGCCAGCTGGATGCAGTAGCCGGGGAGGCTGTAGTCGAGTCGCTTCCCCGTCTTCAAGTCGCCGAGGACTAGCTGGCCAGGCAGGATCGGCGGGCACCCGGCGACCGGGATCTCACGATTTGCTTGATAAATGCGATCTGCGGTGCCAGCCGCGCGCCACTCGTCGTTGCACAGCTTGCACTCGATGAACTCCGACACCAGGCCCGCCCCGTCCAGCTTGGACAGGTAGGCGGCGATGTCAGCGTCGAACGGGGGAGGGGCGCAGAACCCGTCACCCCGCTCGACGCGCTCGGTCATGCGGTGCAGGGCCGTGCCGAGATCGGCGGCCTCCTCACCGCGACCGCGCTGGATGGCGCGCTCGCGCCGTTCCTTGGCGCCCTCGCGATCGTTCAGGTGGGCGGCCACCATCGCCGCGATCGACGGGTCGCAGGCCACCCCCTCCATCGCCCGGTCGATCTTCCACAGCGTCAAGGCTGACTCGTCGTCGAGATCGCTGCCCCAGCCCGACGGCCGGCTGTAGCGCTCCCAGCGCGTCTTGTCGTCGAGGCGCACCACCATCGGTGCGCCGTTGGCCCGGCGGAAGTCGCGGGTGATCGGGTCCCCGAAGTCCTCGAGGGAGACGCCCTCACTCATCGCGGTCACCGTTGCGCTCGAGCAGGCCCGGCGCCACCAGGCGCACCAACGGCACCAGCTTCTGACGCTCGGCCACCAGGTTCTTGATCTGCACGCCGAGCTCGGTCTTGCGGGCTCGGGCGTTGGCCAACTCGTCGATCACGTTGTGCCACTTGTGGACGATCACCAGGGCGTAGTCGGTGTCGAGCACTTGTTCGTTCATCGATTCGTTCATCGCTTTGATCCTGACTGGTGGGTGTGACGGGGTAGGGGCTTGTAGCAGCGCTTGCACTGCACGGTGGCGAACAGTCCGATCGGGGTCGGTTCGGGGATCAGGCAGCCGCAGACGTACATCCCGGCGTCGCGTTCGGCGGCGTGCTCGGCGTCGGTCATCACGCGGTCAGCCATTGAGCACCGCCTGGGTGATCGAGGTGCGGCGTCCGTATTCAGCGATGAGCAGCGCTTCGGCACGGTTGTGATCCCTGACCCGCCCCAGTTTGTCAGCCAGGTGGGGCCACAGTTCCTGGGCCCGCCAGCGCGAGCGGTCCTTGCGATCCTTGTCGGTGAAGCCCCCGCCGAACAGCCCGTACTGGCTCTGCCACTGGCGTGGAGTGACCCAGATCAGCGGCCGCTTGACGATGTGTACCGCCGTGCGCAGGCACCCGTTGGAGTCGCCGAGGCTGTAGGCCGCCTTCGAGCCGTTGGTCGGCATGGCGTGGGTGCGCTCGATGTAGACCTCGTCGGGCGCCAACTCGGCGAGCAGCCGGTAGATCGTGCCCCCGGCGACGCCGTCCATGTCGCGGGGCATGTCGTAGACCTCGGCCGTCTCGCCGAGCACGGCGATGGCTCCGGTGAGGCCGGGGTCGATGCCGATGATCTTCACGACAGGTCCAGGGCGTCGAGGATCAGCTGGTTGAGCGAGATCTTCCTGTCGATCGCTTCCTGGCGCAGCTGTTCTCGCTGTCGCCAGGTGACCCGCACGTTCAGCGAGACCTTCAAGTTCTCGGGCTCGGTGTCTGAGGAGCGGAATGGCATGATGTCATGCTACACCATCGCACGCGCCGCGTCAAGGGGTCTGCCACAATGGCCGCGTGTCCAAGCCCTACGTCCCCGTGCGCCAGGACCCCGAGAAGATGCGCTTCATCGAGTGGCTGACCACGCCGCCGACCCAGCGCGAACCGCCGACCGAGGCCGAGTTCGCCCGGATGATCGACGTCCACGTCAAGACGCTCTACAACTGGAAGCACGACCGGGAGTTCCGCGAGGCCTGGCAGGGCGAGACCGACCAGGTCATCGGCGATCTCGACAAGCGCCAGGCCGTGCTCGACACCCTCTACTTAGCGGCCAGCGATCCGCGCAACCCACGCCACGTCGCCGCCGCCAAGCTGTACCTCGATGCGATCAAGCAGATGAGCCCCGAGCGCGAGTCAGGAGCCAAGGCGATCGGCATGCTCACCGACGCCGAGCTCGATGTGATCATCAGGCGCACGATGACAGCAGACGCCTGATGGGCATGGCCAAGGGTGGCTTCCAGCCGCGCAACACGCCGGCCGAACGCCGCGCCTTCTTCGACTCGCAGCGCCGTATCGGTGTCATCTACAGCGACCCCGATGGGTTCACCGGCACCATCGAAGTCGACATCGACGACAGCACCGACCCCAACTTCATCTCCAACCGCACCGGCAGCGGCAACGTCGACGGCGCCATCCACATGTCGATCCGCTCGGCCGGCACCGAGATCGGCCGCATCACCCGAGCCACCTCCACCACCGCCGGGTTCCTCACCACCTCCGACGAAGACCTCAAAGAGAACATCGTCAACATCGACGACGACCTGGCGATGCAGTGGATGCGCACCATCGAGCCGTACTTCTTCAACTACAAGGGCGTCCCCGAGATCCGCCACGTCGGCTACTGCGCCCAACGCGTCGCCGCCCAATGGCCCAACGGCATCTCCAACGGCGTCGTCTCGCCCGGCCACGGCAACGTCCACGATCGCACCTGGGACGACCACGGCAACGAGACCACCCCGCCCGGCGTCTGGCAGGCGTGGATGATGGATCACTCCAAGCTCACCCCCATCCTCCACGCCGCGCTGCGCACCCTCGACGCCACGATCGAGCAGCGCGGCGACACCCTCGACGACTACGGCGCCCGCATCACCGCGCTGGAAGGCACCGTCGCCGCCCAGGCCGCCCAGATCGCCGCCCTCCAGCAGGCAGGCACCGGCCACGGCGCCGACCTCGCCGCCCTGCGCGTCGAGATCTTCTACACCCGCCAGCTGACCGCCTTCTGGCAGTACTCCAACACCATCACCGCGCCCCCCGGTGCCGGGCAGGTGCGCACCAACGCCGCGCTCACCGAGATGTACATCCACGTCAACGACGACAACGGCTACAACCGGGCGTCGACGTTCGACGCCATCGTGGCGTTCACTGCTGCCAACCCCAAGGCGTGCCGGTTCCGTGTCCGCGGCGCCACCGGCTCCGTCTTCGAGGTGCTCACCAACGGCAAGGTGACCAGGACCGCCAACTACTACACCGTGCCGATCAAGGTCGTGTCCGGTGTCGCCTCCGACAAGGGGTTCCGCGTCGAGATCACTGCGCTGTCGGAGATCTGGGCCGAAGACCCGCCACCCCTGGCGACCACGCTGCCGACATGAACGACTACAACCTCGAGGAGCTCGTGCAGGAGCGGGAGTGGCGCAAGATCGCTCCCAGCTGGAAGGCCAGCGACGACGAGAAGCTCGAGGGGTTCCGCTACTTCTGCGCTAACTACTGGTGGATCAGGCACCCCGAGCGGGGCCGCATCAACTTCGAGCTCTTCGACGCCCAGGTCGAGGCGGTCTACCTATGGCTCTCCGAGCGCTACACCGTCGCCCTCAAGGCCCGCCAGATCGGGTTCTCCACCCTGATCTCGACCTTCTGCTTCTGGCTCACGTTCTTCTACAGCGACCGGGCCATCGTGATGTTGAGCAAGACGGAGCGCGATGCGGTGAAGCTCCTCGACAAGGCGAAGTACGGCAGCCGCTTCCTCCCGGCTTGGATGAAGTACCGGGGACCGGTCGTTCAGGTCAACCAGACGCGGATGGCAATGAGCAACGAGAGTTATCTCGAGTCTCTCCCGAGTGCGTCCGACCCGGCGCGCGGAGAGACGGTATATACGGTTGTCGTCGACGAGCTCGGGCTGCTCCCCAACTCGGACGAGGCGTGGGCCGCCATCGAGCCCATCGCCGATGTCGGCGGCCGGGTGATCATGCTCGGGACTGCTCACGGTGAAGGGAACCTCTTCCACAAGCTGTGGGTCGGAAGCCAGAACCGTACCAATCGGTTCAAGGGCATCTTCTTCCCGTGGTGGTCAGGTGACCGCGACGAGGACTGGTACGAGTCCAAGCGCCGCGACCTGCCCGACTGGCAGCTGGCCCAGGAGTACCCCAACGATCCCGACGAAGCGTTCCTGCGCTCCGGTCACCCGGTGTTCAACGTCGAGACGCTGCGCTCGATGCAGGCTGTCGAGCCGATGCGTGGCCGGCTGGTCTCGGGGCTCGAGGGGCGCGAGTTCGAGGAGCAACGCAACGGGCCGCTGCGGGTGTGGCGGTTCCCGACCGAAGGAGCGAGATATGTCATCGGTGTGGACGTCGCCGAGGGACTTGAGCACGGGGACTACTCGGTGGCGTACGTCGTTGACGCCAAGGACCGTGACGTGGTCGCCTGTTTCCACGATCGGGTGGATGCTGACCTATTGGGGACCGATGTCGTCTTCAACCTTGGTCGTTGGTACAACAACGCACTCGTCGGCGTGGAGTCCAACAACCACGGGCTGACCACCAACAAGGCGCTGGCGCGCATGGCCTACTCGCCGCTGTACCACCTGCGCACCCAGTCCAAGGCCAGGGCCCAGCCGAGCGAGACGCTGGGCTGGCGCACCACTACGATCACCAAGCCCCTCGCCATCGACGAGCTCAACTCGGCGCTGCGTGAGGGGCTGCGCTGCTTCGACGCCGACTGCATCCAGGAGCTCCGCTCGTTCATCCGTGAGGGCGACGGCAAGATGCACGGCACGCCCTTCGACGACCGCGTGATGGCATTGGCGATCACGGTGCAGATGTTGAAGTACGTTTGGCTGCGCGAATACCAGCCCGTCAACGAGCCACCCCCTGGCACCTGGGGCCACATGGAGCGCATGATGTTCGGCAAGCTCGATCAGGCCACTCGCACCAGGACCGAGCGCGAGCCGATCGGCCGCCACTACGTCAGGAGCTCGACATGACCGTTGCCCGCTACCAGAAGGCCCGCCGGGTGACGCGCGGCGCCAACAAGGCTCGCTACACCAACCAGAAGATCGTGTTGCGTGGCACGACCACGACGTCGCGCCCGACGCTGGCGTCGATCAGCCCGACCACCGCTGTGCACGGGGCGGCCAACATCACGATCACCTGCACCGGCACCCTGTTCGTGTCCGGTGCGACCAAGGTGACCTTCGACGGCATCGACCAGCCGACCACCTTCGTCAGCGCCACCTCGGTGACTGCCCCCTACCCGCTGGCCAGCGTGCCGGCGGCCAAGGTGGTGTCGGTCAACGTGCGCAACAACACGCTGCTGTCGACCACGCCGCGCAGCCTCACCATCACATGAGCACCCGCGACCCCAACGGACCGACGCTGTGCCGCGAATGCATGGTGCGCACCGCCGAGGACAACGGCTCCGAGACCTGCTTCCTGTGCCGCGTCAGTTCGGTCGGGTTCTCATTCCGTGGCGGTGGCGGCTACACCCGCGATTCCTTCCACGACTACACCAACGCGGAACGACGGTCAGAAATCCTGGGCGATCGCGTGCTCGGCGTCGACGTCGAGCCAGCTTCGACGTACGGCTGGGGGTGATCCATGCCGCCGATGAAGCTGACTGACAAGCTGCAGTTCAACCGCGACGAAGTGGAGCGCTCGAAGCGCTGGCGATCGGACCACTACGACGACCTGTGGCACCGGATGATCGAGCTCTACCGGGGCAAACAGTACGCCGCCGCCGACAAGAACGACCGCCTGGTGATCAACCTGGTGTTCGCCACCAAGAACGTGATCGCCCCGGCCGTGGCGATCAACAACCCGCGCTTCGTGGTCAACGCCCGCAAGCCCGACAACGCCCCCAACGCGGTGATCGTCGAGGAGGTGCTCAACTACCTCTGGCGCTGTCACCACTACCAGGATGAGATCCGCCTCGCCGTCGACGACTGGATCCTCGCCGGCCACGGCTGGACCAAGTGCGGCTACCGCTTCACCAAGCCCCCTGAGGTCAAGGCGACCGGCGAGCTCGGTGGTGGCGAGAACTCGATCGAGACCGGTGACAGCGAGGGCATCGATGACCGGCTGCCGATGCCGGGCAACGTCGAGTCGGAGTCGACCGCCGTCGTGGCCGATCGCCCCTACCTCGAACGCATCAGCATCTTCGACATGTTCGTCGACCCGGACGCCCGACTGCCTCGGGAAATGCGATGGATCGCTCAACGCATCTGGCGACCCGTCCAAGACGTCCGGGTCGACTCTCGCTACGACCGCAAGGCGCGCCAGGCGGTGTCGACCACGACCCGCTTCGTGAGCACCGGCCAGGGTGACAGCGATGGGCGCAGCGACATCGATGCCGCCGACGAGGGGGCGATCAGCTACTGCGAGATCATCGAGTTCTACGACCTCAAGCGCAACGAGGTGTCGACGTTCGCCCTCGCTGGCGATGCCGTCAACGAGGGCTCGGCGGTCAACGACAGCTACCTGATCAAGCCGGCCCCGATCCCCTACGGCAGCGGGCACCCGTTCCTGATGCTGCGCAACTACGAGGTGCCCGACCACTTCTACCCGATGGGTGAGATCGAGTCGGTCGAGTCGCTGCAGCTGGAGCTCAACGAGACCCGCAACCAGATGCTGAACCACCGCAAGCGGTTCGCTCGCAAGTGGATCTACGCGCGGGACCTGTTCGACGAGGACGGGGTGCGGGCCCTCGAGTCCGACGTCGACAACTCGATGGTGCCGGTGATGGGCGACGCCGACCCCAGCCGCTCGATCGCCCCGCTGCCCTCGGTCGGCACCCCGCCCGACTTCTACAACCAGTCCCAGCTGATCGAGGACGACATCAACACGGTCAGCGGCGTGAGCGACTACGCCCGCGGCCAGCCCGAGTCGGCGATCCGGCGCACCGCCACCGAGGCGGCGATGATCCAGGACGCTGCCAACTCCCGCAGCCGGGACAAGCTGGCCAAGATCGAGTCGTACCTGTCGGAGTGCGGCGAGAAGATCATCGGCCTGATGCAGCAGTTCCTGACCGGCGAGCAGGTGGCGCGCATCACCTCGGTCGCCGGTCGAGCGTGGGTCAACTACGACGCCGACTACCTCCAGGGCGACTACGACTACGAGGTGGAGGGTGGCTCGACCGAGCCCCGCAACGAGGCCTTCCGGCGTCAGTCAGCGCTGCAGCTGGTCGACGCGATGGCCCCGTTCGTGGAGGTCGGGGTGGTCAACCCCAACGGGCTGGCGCGCTACATCCTGCAGTACGGCTTCGGCATCAAGGACACCTCGTCCCTGCTCAACGGGCCGATGGAACAGCAGATGCAGCAGCAGCAGGTCGACCCGAATGCCCAGCCTCAGGGCCCGCTGCCACCCGAAGGCGGCCCACCGCCACCGGATGCGATGCCCGTGCCGGCCGACCTGGCCGGCGCGGGCCCGCCGATCGAGCAGATGCCCATGGGGACCGCCCCACAGATTCCACCGGAGTTGCTTGCACAGTTAGGCGGGTGATCTGTGGTTCAATGGCGCTCGACACAGAGCAACCAGGAAGTAGGACTCGATCGTGTCGGACCCCTACCCCCTCAGCGGGGATTCCGAACCACCTGATCCCGCGCCAAGCGGAGACATCGGCTGGGATGGAGACAACGCCGACCAGGCACCACCAGAACCAGAGCGTTCGTACCTAGAGCTCGACGATGACGTGGCCAACCGCTACGTCCGCGTCAAGGTTGACGGCCAGGACGAAGAGGTTCCACTGCGAGAAGCGCTTTCGGGCTACAGCCGCACCGCGGACTACACCCGCAAGACACAGGAGCTAGCGCAACAGCGTCAGCAGGCCGAGTACGCACTCACTCTCGAGCGAGCACTGCAGTCTCAGCCGGCGGAGACCCTCCGCATCCTTGCTCAGCAGTACGGCGTGGACTTCGGTCAGCAGGCGGCACCCTCACGGGAGTCGAGCTACGAGGACGAGGACGACAACCCCTACGCCGATCCGACCGAGCGACGCATCGCCCAGTTGGAGCGCCAGAACCAAACCCTGGCTCAGCAGTGGGAGGAACGTCAGGCCAACGAGCACCTGCGGACCACGGTCGGCCAACTACAGCAGCGGTACCAGCTGAGTCAGGACGATGTTCGCGAGGTCGTCTCGTCGGCACTAGAGCGGGGCATGGGCCCCGACAGCTTCGAGATGATCTGGAAGAACATCGCCTTCGATCGAGCGATGACGGTCCAGCAGCAGCATGCTGCGCGTCAGGCGGCTGCCAACCAGCAGCGCCAGGCGGCGGGCCAGAACGCTCAGCAGCTGATCGGCAACGGTGGATCTGCAACACGCGCAGGCACCTCACCCGCCCCGGCCAACGCTGGTCCCATGACCATCGCCGAGGCCTTCGAGCAAGCGGAGCGCGAGCTCAGTCGCAAGCCGTAGGCCGCACACCCCGAAGGGGTTCCCGTGGCCGCAGCCAACCCATCGCATCTCCCCGTCAACTGGGACGACATGTTGACGACGACGATGCACAACTACCACAAGCAGCTGACCGACAACATCTTTAACGGTCGGCCGCTCCTCAACTACATGATGTCGAAGGGGCGTGTCCGCAAGATCAACGGCGGCGTCTCCATCGTCGAGCCGCTGATCTACGCCGAGGGCGAGTCCGGCAGCTACTCCGAATGGCAGCAGCTGACGATCACGCCGCAGGAAGGCATCTCGGCAGCCCAGTTCCCGTGGCGCCAGGTGTACGCCACCATCGCCATCTCGGGTCTCGAAGAGGCCATCAACAATGGCAAGGAACAGGTGCTCAGCCTGCTCGAAGCCAAGGTGATGCAGGCCGAGGAGACGCTGAAGAACCGGATGAGCAAGATGCTCTACGGCACCCAGTCGGCACCCGACGCGACCAAGGACTTCCTGTCCCTCGACGCCATCATCGACTCGACCGGAGCGATCGGCGGGATCAACCCGGCGACGGCTGGCAGCGAGTTCTGGAAGTCGATCGAGACCAGCGTCGGCGCCGTCGATGCCACCGGCCTGGAGCGCGCCATGTCGGCGGCGTACCACTCGAGCTCGGACTCGGGCAGCGACCGCGTCGATGCCATCTTCACCGGCCAGGGTGTCTACGAGTTCTACGAGTCGACGCTGACCCCGCAGGTCCGCTACACCGATACCAAGTCGGCGAACCTCGGGTTCATGAACCTGCTGTTCAAGCAGACCCCCGTGTACTGGGACTTCGACTGCCCGGCTGGGGTGATGTACGGCATCAACTCGAAGTACGTCGGGCTGGTGTTCCACTCCGGGCGCTTCTTCGCCCAGACCCCGTTCAGCAAGGGGCTGTCGGAGAACATGGCGTCTGCCCACGCCACGTCCGGCCTCGGGTCCTCGGTCGACGCGAGGTACTCGTTCATCACGGCGTACGGCAACCTGACCACCCGTCAGCGTCGCCGCCACTTCAAGCTGACCGCTGTCAGCGCGGCCCCCTGACCTCGTTCCCGACGCGGGAGGGCGCCGCAATTCCCTCCCGCGTCGGACCACCAGGAGAATGATGAACGACATCTCCCCGTACGGGGTCACCCAGAACGCCGACGCCGAGCGCATCACCGCCGACGAACTGGTCGGCGAGCGCGCCGGCTCGATCCGCGAGAACGCCGTGTTCGGCTCGGCGGCTGGGTTCTCCACTGCCCCCTACGTCCCGCCGCTGCGCCAGCGCGTGGACTTCTGCAAGGCCAAGGGCGACACCTGCAAGGCCCGCCCGATCCGCGGCACCGACCTGTGCGTGTTCCACTCGCCGGGTCAGGCCCGTCCAGATCGGATCGGCGACACGGAGTGAACCTGCAGGACCTGCGGGACTACATCCGCATGCAACTCGACATGGACAGCGAGGAGCTCCCGAACGCCATGCTCGACTCCTACATCTCCGAGGGCTACACCCGGATGATGTCGATGGAGAACCGCTGGCCCAGCCTCGAGTCGCGCTGGGAGATCGTCAAGGAGCCCGGCACCCCTGACATCGCCCTGCCCGCCGACTGCGATCCGTCGGGGCTGTTCTCGGTGGTCGACGGTGACAACGGCATGCGCCTGGTGCAGGTCTCCAACGAGCAGGCCGAGGACAATTTCTCCCAGATCGCCACGACGACGATCCCCGTCTACTACACGATCTGGGGCGGGGTGCTGCGCCTCAGCCCCGACCCCGACACCGGCCGCACCATCCGCCTGCGTGGCTACCGCTACCCCTCCAACTGGGTCGCCGGCGGTGCTGGCGCGGTCATCGACGCCGACCCGCGGCTGCACATCCTGCTCGCCCACTTCGCCATCGCCCTGTGCTACGCCCAGCAGGAGGACGAGGTCCTCGAGGACGTCTACATGAAGCGGTTCCAGGCGGGCTTCGCGGCGGCGCGCAATGCCATCTGCAACCCACGCCACAACCGCCCGCTGATCTATGCCGGGGGCCTGCCCCTCGGTGGCCTCGGACATCAGACCGCGGTCTGGGGACCCCCGGTGAACCCCTGATGGCCAACCGTCTCGACCCCATCAACATGGTCGACTTCTCGGGCGGGCTGAACACCCGCGCCTCACCGTTCCAGCTGGGCGAGAACGAGACCCCCGAGACGCTCAACGTCTCGGCCGACCGCCTCGGCGGGATCTACAGCCGCGCTGGCTGGGATCTGTGGACGACCAACGATCCGTGGTCCGAGCTCGAGGCGTGGGACCCCCGGCGGGCTTACCTGCACTCGCTGAGCTCGGGTGACGAGGTGGTCTACGTCGCCGCCAACGACACCGTCTACGGCTCGCACGGGGGCCAGGCGGTCGACGATCTCGTGATTCCCTGCGGCGCCGAGACCCACCTCGTCGACTTCGCTGCTCTCGGCGACACCGTCTACATCGCCTGCGGGCGGGAGTTCCAGAGCCACAAGCGCGTGGGCACGGCCGCCCCGACGGCGCTCACTGCTTCGGGAGCGGCCAACTGGAACGACGATTACACCGCCCCGGTCGGCGGCAAGATGCCCAAGGCCGAGGTCTGCGAGAGCCACGGTGGCTACCTGTTCGTCGCCAACCTCGAAGAGGACGGCGTCGACCAGCCCAACCGCATCCGCTGGTCGCACCCGACGAGCACCGAGGACTGGGCGGCGCTCGACTTCATCGACATCGCCTCCGAGGGTGACCGCATCACCGCCCTGATGTCGTTCCAGGACCACCTGCTGGTGTTCAAGACCAGCGGGGTCTGGGCGATCTACGGCTACGACGCCGACTCCTGGCAGGTGATCAAGAAGTCGACGACGCTCGGTGTGCCGGGCCCGCAGGCGGTGACCCGTTCGGAGACCGCGGTGTTCTTCTACTCGGCCTCCGACCACGGGGGGATCTACGCCTACACCGGCGAGATGCCCGAGGAGATCGCCCAGCAACTGCGGGGTTCGATCAACGAGATCGTCCATCGCGAGCTCGTCTGGGTTGGTTGGTTGCAGCGCAAGCTGTGGGTCACCGTGCCGTGGAGCTACGAGGGTGCCGCCAACGACTCGGCCGGGGTGTTCGTGTACGACCCCGCCGTCGGCGACGCCGGGTGCTGGATGTTCTACACCTCGATGGCCGGCGGGCTCGGCCCGCTGGTCGGTGGCTCCAACATCGACTCGGCGCTGCGCCCGATGGGGGTGCTGCGCAACACCGAGTCACCGTGCATCGTGATGCTCGATGCCAACGAGGCCCAGGCGCTCGACCGGGTGACCGACATCTCGGCGATCGCTGCCACCGGCAGCGCCGGCGACGTGTGGGAGCCGCCTGCGCTGATGAACGATCTCGGCGAGTTGATCATCGCCTCGGGCTCGGCGGGCGCTTTCCCGTTCCGCACTGCCTACCGCACGCCGTGGCTCACCGCTGGCTGGCCGACGCGCAAGAAGTCCTTCCGCCGTCCCGACTTCGTCTGCCGCCGTACCGGGATCACCCATCGCCTGCAGATCCAGAGCTTCCGCGACTACGAGGAGATCAGCCCCCGTCGTCAGCACACCCTGCAGATCGACGGGTCGGGGATCTCGGTCTGGGGGGAGTTCGACTGGGGCGATGGGACGACGTGGGGTGCGGGTGCCGTCGCCGGCAACAAGATCGTGCGCGGTGGCGGGCTCGGGCTGTGCAAGTCCATGCAGCTACGTCTGGTCGGGCTCACACCGGGTGCTCGATGGGGGATCGACGCCATCGTGCTCAAGCTCGTGATGAGACGCTTCCACTAGGAGTCGACCATGCCCATGATCCTGCCCAACGACTTCATCAACGGTCAGAACGCCGACGCCGTACCCATCGAGCAGAACTACCAACTCATCGAGAGCTACGTCAACAACGAGCTCGTCAACCGCGATGGCTCGGTGGCGATGAGCCAGCCGCTGCTGCTGTCGGGCGACCCGTCGGCGGCCAACCATGCCGTCAACAAGGACTACGTCGACGCCAAGGTCGTCGCCGACAAGGCGTACACCGACGCCGCCGTGGCGCTCAAGGTCTCCAAGGCCGGCGACACGATCACCGGCCCCCTCAATTTCAAGATCCCCACCGACGACCCGATCCGGCTCTACAAGAATGCCGCCGCCACCTACACCTACATGGCCTTCATGGACGAAGACCAGCTGACCCGGCGCGGGTGGGTGGGTATCGACCCCAACGACGACATGTATCTCGTTTCCGACACCGGCACGGCCGTCATCGTCGCCAACGGCAGCGGTAAGACCGTCCGGCTTGTCGGGGTGAGCGGCACCGAAATCGACAACGGTGTCAACATCCGGTCGACCGGACCGGGCGGCTACGGCCTCAACGTGGCGTCCGGGCCGAACTACATCCACGGTGGCCTCAACGTCTACGACGGCCTCAACATCGCCTCGGCTGGTGCGGGTGGCTACTGCCTCAACGTGGCGGCCGGGCCGAACTACCTGCACGGTGGCCTCGCGATGGATGGTGGCTTTAGCCAGGCATCCGGTGCCTTCACCGTCAACTCTGGCACCGACAACTGGATTCAATTCGCCGCCGGTGGTAGTGGCAGCGTCACCCTGACCGCTGGCCCCAGCGGGTCGATCGGCCTCAACTCTGGTGTCGCCACCCTGTTCTACAACGGCGGTATCGAGTTCGGCCGGGTCTACGGTGGCTACTTCCTGTGGGGCAAGACGTCATCGAACGGCTACGTCCAAGGCGTCGAGGTCGCTGCCGGGCGGGTCGAGTCGACGACGTCCGACAGGAACAATTTCAGCTGTCGCCACATCGGTGGGGTCGATGTCGTCAACGCCGGGTTCATCGGGTTCTTCGCCGGGACGGCAGCCAGTGGCAACGACATCCTGATGTCGGAGATCCGCCAGAACGGCTCTCGCAACGGTGTCCTCTTCCCCAACTGTGTCGCGACGGCGCCGTCGGACTATCGGTGGAAGGACGACCTCGGCCCGGTCACCGGGGCGCTCGACCGGGTGATGCAGCTGCAACCGAAGCGTCTGGCCTGGAAGGCGTCCGGCGAGGAGTTCGAGGGGTTCATCGCCCACGAAGCCGACCCGGTCGTGCCGTACCTGGTCGTCGGCGAGAAGGACGCCGTCACCGACAACGGCGCCATCGAAGGCCAGGGGATCGACTACGGCGGGTTGACGACGCTGCTCACCGCCGCCATGCAAGAGCTTGCCGAGCGCGTCACCGCGCTGGAGGACGCATGAGCGACACCGACCGCACCGACGAACTCGAAGCCGACCTGCGCCGCGAACGCATCGTGCGCGAGAACCTCGCCAACCGTCTCGGCCTGCTGATGGCCGAGAACATCGAACTCCTCGTCCGCCTCAACGAGCGCCAGGTCGACTGATGCCCTACGTCGACTCTGGCTACTACGAGCAGCAGCGCCGCGGACTCGACGATCAGTACGCCGCGCAGCTGGCGTCCAACACCTTCGCCCGCACGCTCGCCCAGACCCGCGGCAACCGCGACCTGTCGATGATGACGCAGGGGTTCAAGCGCCAGACGCCGAGCTTCCTGTCCAACTTCGGGCGGCGGGGATTCGGGGGCGGCGTGCGCTCGGGCGTGGTGCAACGCTCGATGCAGAACTACCTCGGCGACTACACGCAGTCCTTCGGTCAGGCCCAGAACGACCTCACCTCGCAGCTGCGCCAGTACGACCTGACCAGCACTCAGCTGGGTGCACAGCGATCGAACAGCCTCGCCGAACTCGAGCTACAGAAGGCGCGTGACATCGCCTACGCCGCGCAGAACATCGAGGCGCTGCGGCAATCCTGGGGAGGTACCTGATGGGCAAGGTCTATGGCACGCCAGTTAGTGGCGTGAGCAGCAGTAGCGGTAGTCGCAGCGGTGGTCGTATAACGCGCAAGCCGCAGGCGCCGGTGTACCGCAAGATCGACTATGGCCACGCGCAGGCCCTCAATGGCGTCGCTGACTACAACGCTGGCCGGGCCGCCGCTCTGGCTGCTCAGGCTGCTCAACAGCAACCCGGTGGCGGTACCACGGGTGGTGGTGGTGGTGGTGGTGGTGGTGGCTTTGGGCGTGGCGGCGGCGGCGGTGGTGGCGGTGGCCCGGCAGTCACCCAGGCGATGATCGACGCCATGGCCCAGGCCCTCGGGGCGACGGTGCCGCAGTTGACCTATACCCCAGCCCCCGCCTTCCAGGGCCAGGGCTTGCCGGCGTTCAGCACCGCTGCCTATGACACCCAACGTCAGCAGCTGGGCGCGGCGGCAGCACGCGATCAGGCCAACTTCGCCACCAACCAGGCAGCCACCACCCAGGCCGTGCAGGGGGCGTACTCCAACCCCTACGCCACCGCCCGAGTGACGTCGGGCCCGGCCACCCCGGTGATCGGCGGAGGGGTGATGGGCTCGGTCGGTGGCACCGTCGACCCGGCGATGGCGAATCAGGCGAACGCCGCCAACGCCGCCAACCAGGGCTCGTTCCAGGACCTGCTCAACGTGCTGGCGGCCAGCCAGCAGGCCAGCCAGAACAGCCGCATGGGCCAGGTGGCGATGGACGCCAACTACGGGCGCCAGACCGCGCAGGCCCAGGTGGCTGGGATGGAGGGCGGGATCGCCACCAACCAGGCCAATGCCCAGCAGGCCTACGGTCAGCAGCAGGCTGAGCGCGACTACCAGAACCAGCTGATGGCCTACCAGACCCAGCTGAGCAACGCCCAGGGCCAGCAGGCCACGGCCCAGGCCAACTGGCAGCAGCAGAACGCCACCCTGCAGGCTCGCCTACAGCCGATCCTCGACCTGATCGCCCAGTCCCGTGGTGTTCCTGGGCTCAACATGTCAGCGCTGATGTCAGCGCTGCAAGGACGGGCAGCATGAGCGACGATTACGTTCTTCCCGGCGGCGGACTCGATCCCGTCACCCAGCAGATGCTGATGATGCTCATCGCCCAGAGCGCCCAGGGTGGTGCGCTCAACGGGCTGCTGCCGGTCGGCGCCCTCGACACGCTCAGCTTCGGCTTCGACCCCACCGGCGCGCAGGCCCAGTCCTTCCCGACGGTTCCCGGTACCTACAACGACCGCCAGGTGGGCTCGGTCGAGGAGGGGAACAAGCAGGCCAACTACACCCAGGACGTCATGGACCTGACCGGGCTCGGCGATATCGGGCTGCCGGCCTTCGGTGGGTTGGGCGGCTACTCGAGCGACGCCTTCGCGCCGACGGTGACCAACGAGCTCATTGCCCAGCCGGCGACGCAGCAGTTCCAGCGCTACCTGGACCCGGCCAACGCCGGCACCTTCGAGGGGCGCGTGGCCAATGTCGTGGCCAACAACGGCACCGTGTCCGATGCCGTGGCCAAGATGCGCCGGGTCATCGAGTTCGCCGACGCCCACCCTGACGACGAGCAGGCCCAGGCTGACGCCGACGAGTTGCGCCCTTACCTGCAGACCACCAACGAGCGCGACCCCGACACCTTCGAGACGGTCCAGGTGATCGACTGGGGCCAGGTGCTGCGCCAGGCACAGGACCTGGCCGACCCCTACCTCGCCGAGCAGTCGGTGCAGCTGGGCCCGACCGGGGCGACCTACAACCCCGAGACCGGCGAGTCCACCCCCGGTGGCGAGATCGTCGAGATCGACGGCCAGCTGTACCGCCAGACCAGCGAACCCTCGCCGCTGGCCGAGGCCTACCGTGAGGCTGGCATCCCGCTACCGACCGAGGAATACTCCCCGGCCGACCTGCTCGGGCCTGACTGGCAGAACGCCGAGGACGCCTACAACGCCTCCATCCCGGCGTTCGAGGACCAGTACGCCGCGCTGCAGCAGGACCTCGACTGGGCCAATGAGCGAGCTACCACGCTCGGTCAGCTGTCGCCGGACCTGTTCGAGCCCGATGCCGGGGTGATTCCTGGGGTGAGCGCGCCGATGGATCACGTCACCCCTCATCCGTCCAGCCCGGTCGGCGATATCGGCAGCGCCATCCTCAGCAACATCGGTGACCGGGTCCAGACCGGCGCAGGCGACGTCGGACTGATCAGCGCGATCCTGGCCCTGCAGGGAGCTCGCGGGATCGGTCACGGGATCAACGTTGCTACCGGCGGTATCCGCGGCGCGATCGAGAACATCATCGGCGTGGACAACCAGGCTCAGAACACCGACCCAGCAGCGGGTGCGCCGGTCGGTGTTCCCGCGGGCGCGATAGCACAGGCCGAGGCTGCCGGGGTCGGCGGCGGGGGTGCGGGTGGCCAGGGCGGGCCGCGCTCGCTCGCCGCTGGTGCTCTAGCGCAGAGCCAGCCGGTGCCTCCGGGGCCCGGCGATCCAAATAGCTATCTCGAGTACGTCTTGTCGGCCGGTCCCGGCCGGCTGTCGTACGACCAGTGGTTAGCGCAGCGGAACCAGGGCATGGGGGCGACACCGGGCACGCCGCTGCCGCCGTTGAACACCCAGGACCTGGCAGCCATCTTCAGTGCCGGTCCGCTGGCGAACCTGAACCCTGCCGAACTCGCCCAGGCGACTGGCAACCGCGGTGTGCCTCAGCACTACGACTACAACACCAACACCGTGACCTCCAACCCCGGAGCCGGCGGGCAGATCGACATCACCCGGCTCCCTTCGACCGCCGAGCCCACCCCGGTGACCGGGCAGTACAACACCAACACGGTGACCACGCCGCGGATCGGCGAGAGCCTGCTGTCGTCGCTGCCTGACGGCTACTACATCCACAACGGAGCGATCTTCAACGGCCACGACCAGCTGATGGGGTACATGCCGAACCCACGCACCGGGCCCGAGCCATCCGAAGGCGTGCACCCGGCGCTGACCCAACAGATGCTGCTGTCGATCATGGGTCAGCAGCAGGTGAGCGGCAATGCTTCTCGGCGCGGCGGGCCCGAACCCTCCGAGACTGCCGGGCCTCGACGCTCCCTGGACGCTCAGACCAGCAGGTCGAACGGTCCGGCCGGACCCCGGCGTGCTCTCGATGCCCAGACCAGCAGGTCGAACGGACCGGTCGGACCCCGGCGTGCTCTCGACGCTCAGACCAGCAGGACCGGTGCGCCTACTTCGTGGTGGGACCAGCTGTTCCCGCAGACCAACCCGCTGCGCTACGGCAACTACAAAGAGCGCGAGCGCGCCGCCCCCAAGGCCAACCGCCAGCAGACCGAGGTCGCCACGGCGCGGGGTCGTGCCCGACGCGACGACCTTGAGCAGCGCAAGCTGCACGACCAGCAGGTCAACACCTCGAACGTGGTCTACAACCACGACTACTACCGTGCCCGCGGCTACTTCGATGCTTTGAGCGAGCTCGGGATCACGCCCACCCAGGTGACCTTGGCCAGCCGCACCGGAGCACTGCGCTCGACGATGGGTGGCAAGTAGTGGCCAACCTCCAGGAGGTTGTCAGCCGACGCAACGCCGTCACGGCGTACTCGCCGACGCGCGTGCTCGACCGGCCGCGGGCCAACGCCGGCACCGCGCAGCGCATCCTGCAGTCGCGCGCTGCCCCGGCGCAGTACCAGCCCCGTCAGCAGCAGAGCTTCGGTGGTGGTGGGTACCAGGCGCCACAGGTCAGCGCACCGCAGGTGGGCCAGGCACGGCAGCCGGCGATGCCCAACACCGCTCCCCCGGTGCGCTCGCTCGACGAGATGCTGGCCCACACGATGGCGCCCACGCCCCAGCAGGGCGGAGGTGGGCCTGGCGAGCAGGGCTTGCACGGCATGCTCAAGGAGACGTTCGGCCGGGCCCTCGGCACCGTGGTCAACAACCCGGTCGGCCGGGCGATCATGGCCCCGCTCAACCTGCTCGACTACGGGCACAGCGCCATCGTCTCGGGGGTGAACGAGATCGCCGACGTGTTCAACGGTGGCGATGCCAGCTGGTCTGACTTCGTTCGCCAGACCAACGAGCACATCGGCTTCGGCGACATCGTTCCCTCGACCGGCAACATCTGGCTCGATGACGCCATTGGGTTCGTCGGCGACCTCGCTCTCGACCCGCTGACCTACGTCAGTGGGGCGGGCATCCTCCATGGCGCTGGTCGTGAGGCCCGCCTCGGACTGTCGGCTCGGGTGCTCGAGCTCACCGGCGACCAGGCGCTGGCCGAGCGCGCTGCCCGCTACGGCATCCACGGCTTGAAGGACTCCGAGCGCGCCGCCGTGCGTGCAGCCAGCGAGGCGGCCGGCGGCATGTTCGCCGAGGGGGCCGAGAAGATCAAGCCTGCTGGCTACTACTTCCGCTTCCCCTTCACCGAGCACGAGTTCCGCCTGCCGGCATCAGCGACGGTCGATCGTGTCCTTGGTGGGACGGCGTCACGCGGTCGCGCCACGCTGGCAGCCAGCCCGCTCGGCAGCTGGGTGCGTGCTCGTCGCGTCGAGGAGGGCCTCGTCCAAGCCGCTGATCGGGTGCTGTCGGGGCGCGGGACGATGGAACTGTCGACCGCCCTCGAGACGATCAACTACGCCCAGGCCGAGAAGATGGGCAAGCGCTTCGCCGCCCGCACCGCCGAGGCCCAACTCCATCGCACGCTGCAAGAGGTGCCCAAGGGCATGTCGATGGCCGACTACACCGAGCTCGTCGAGCGACAGGGCGGCCAGGCCGGCAACACCTTCTACGAGAGCATGGCCAAGATGCTCGAGGACGTGCGCATCAAGCACGGTCGCGTCGGGCCCGAGACCGCCGGCGGGGTGCACTACTTCCCGCGCTACATGACCAAGGAAGGCAAGGGTTGGTACTCGGGCATCGATGAGTCGGCCGGCGGCAACATCTTCGGGGCCGGCCACAGCCTCGACGAGTACTCGCCCTCGGTCATGACCCGCCACATCAGCGGCGGCGACATCGAGATCGGCGGGGTGAAGCTGCACCTCCCCGAGCACGCCACGACGCGCGACATCAACACCGAGTTCCGCCGCGTCACCGGCAAGTCCTTCAACCTGTTCGAGGAGGACTTCGACAAGGTCAGCCTGCGCTACATCCAGAACCTGGCCGAGGATGTCGGCAAGAAGACGGGGGCTAACCGGCTGCTGCAGTCCAAGGGCGGGCTGCTGCGCAACAAGGGTGACCACGAGGCGATGCGCGAGATCGTCGACGACGTCGGGACCAAGCTCGCCAACGAGCAGGAGCAGCTGCGCCTCAAGGACCAGCTGAACGACCTCGGGTCGCAGATGGACGAGGCCCGCATCGAGATGGCCAAGGGCCTGCACGCGGTGTCGTCGGGCTTCTTGAAGCCACGCCTGCAGGGTTCCATCGACGAGATGACCGCCCTGTCCGCGGCCCAGCGCGCCGCCTTGCACACGGCCTTGGATCAGGACGAGCGCTTCTCCCAGCTGCTCGGGCGGGTGCCCTACGGTGCGCCCGCCGAGACCGTCCCATCGCTCGGCACGCTCGATGCTGCCCTCGAGAACATCTGGAACGACACCGCCGGCGAGCTCAACCGCCTCGGTGCGGAGCGGGCTGAGGCCGCCCGCGTGCTGGCGCTGTCGCACGACCAGCTGAACGATGAGCTCTCCAAGATCCCGGTGACGGCGCGCAACCTGGAGCAGGATGCCCGCACCGCAGCGCGCACGCGCAAGCGTGACGCCGAGTTGCGGATGCTGCGCCTGCAGCGTGACCGCTCGGCGATCGGCTCGCTGCACGACATGATCACCGAGGCCCGGATCAAGGCGGAGTCCGCCGATCAGCTGGCCGACGACAACGGGTTCCTGTCGCTGTTCCTGCCCGGTGCAGCCGAGGCCCGACAGGGTGAGGTGCTCGCCCAGCGCAAGGCGATAGCCGCCGAGCAGGGTCTGCGTGACCGGGTCTACGACCGTCCCGAGATGTCGGCCGACGCGGTGACCAGGTTCCACAACAAGGAGCGCCGCACCGCCTTCGCCGCCAACCAGCAGGCCTCCGCTCAGGTCAAGCGCATCGAGGCGGCGTCACGGAACTTCGTGCAGTCGCGGCGCAACCTCGAGGACTACGTCTACACCCACGCTGGCGCACTGGAGGGGGCCAAGCTCAAGCTCGAGGCCGACACCCACACGCTCGCCACCTACCGTATGCGCGAGCAGGACCTGATCGGCGTCGCCGCCAAGCGTGACGAGCTCAACGCCCACCGGGCGATGATGAGCGAGTTCGAGACGGGCCTGTACGCCCAGTCCCGCCAGGCGTACGAGGACCTGCGCGGTGAGCTCAACCAACTGCGCGAGGCGGCGGAGGCCGACGCCCGCGCTCTGGCTGAGCAGCACACCGAGCTCGTGCGCATCGCCCGCGAGATCGACCGGAGCTCGACGACTGCCGCACGCAACTCCGTCGAGCCGATGGTCCCGGTCCACCCGCCACTGTCGATGACACCCGAGCAGGCGGCGGCGATGCGTGCCGACCACGCCCGCCTGCGTGCCGAGCAGGGCGAGTTCATGCAGTCGACCGAGGGCGGCAAGTACCTCGTGCTGCGCACCCAGCGCGGGCAGGCCGAGGCCGAGAAGGCGCGGCTCGAGCAGTTCCTCGCCGACACGACCGGGCCCGGCAAGGAGTACGTCTTCGATGCCAACGGCAACGTCCGCCTGCGTGAGGTCAACGACCTCGAGGGCTATGGGCTGGCCCAGGAACTGACCGATGCCGAGCGCGAGTGGCAGCTTGCTCGGCGGCGTGTCGAGGCAGCCAATGCCAAGCTGCGCGAGGCCAAGCTGGAAGGCGGGGCGGGACCGGTCAAGCCCAACGCCGAGGTTCGCCGTCTCGATGCCACGGCGCGCGCCGCCGCCGAGCGCCTCGAGAAGGCCAACGAAGCGATGGCCGCCTTCGAGAAGCGTCACTTCCGGCCCGACGTCGAGCTCACCCAGCGCCAGTACGACGCCATCACCAAGGCGGGGCTGCGCTCGAAGCGCCTCGAGTCGGTGATGAGCGAGCTCGATACCAAGCTGACCCACTACTCCCAGGTGGTCGAGCGTGAGCAGCAGCTGGACCAGATGGTCAGCAAGCTGTCGACCCACAGCCGCGAGATCGCCGAGCGCAAGGGCCGGGACCAGGCCTACGCCGACGCAGTGCGCGCCGCCGAGGCAGCCCCGAGGCCACGCAACCCGTTCACTGGCGAGGGCGTCGGGCCTTACGAGCGCCAGGCCCGGCGGATCAACGCCGACGAGTCGAAGGCCCTGTCGGATTCGGCGCGGCTCCTCAGCTACCACACGCGCTGGAACGACGTGCCGCAGATCACCGAGGCCGAGGCGCTCGGCCTGCGCGGGCTGAGCGCTGACGAGCGCATCGCCTGGAACAACGCCACCGCCATCATCCGCGAGCGTCACAACTTCACGGGCGGGGTCCGCAACCCGATCGTGGCCAAGGCTCGCCAGACGATCAAGGACCTGCGGGGTGCCATGCGCAATGGCCTCGGCGCGGTCGACGAGTTGGGCGAGCGCCGGCTCGAGCGGGTGTACGACCAGCTGGACCTGCTGGCCGAGGCACGCGGGGCCTTCGATCCGACGGCGGTACAGCGCAAGGCGATCGAGGGCAGGGTCCAGCTGCCCGAGGGTGTCACCCAGTACGAGGAGAACCTGCCGCTCGCCGAGCTACGGCGTGGCCGGATGCAGCCGCGTGAAGAGGCGATGCGCGCCCTCGACCGTGGTGCCGGCAAGGGCGGCAAGCGCAACCCCAGCTACGAGATCGCCGACCGGGCCCGCAAGTCCTACCGCCTGGCCCGCTACCTGCGCGACACCGCCATGCCCGACCTGGTGGAGCGCGGTGCGCTGCCGGTGGCTGACCGTGAGCTCAGGCGCGTCGACGTGGCCGGGTACATCAACGACTCGATCGCCGGGCTCGGCCAGGCACTCGAGCGCTACGGAGCCAACCCCACCAGCTTCGCCGTCAACAAGCTGGAGCAGCAGGCCGCTGACGTCAATCGCATGGCGGAGTTCATGGTCCGCTACAGCCGGGCGATGTCGCAGGGCATCGAGCCCTCGGACTCGGTGGCGGCGTACATCCTCAGCGTCGGGCTGGGCCAGGAGTCCGAGATCCTGGCCAAGCAGATCAGCCGGGCCGAGGCTGCGCTGGCGAGCACCGAGCCCTCGGCCATGTACCGGCGCTGGCAGGCCACGTTCGGCACCAAGCTACCCCCCGAGTTGGCGGCCGCCCGCCTGACCGGCGAGCAGATGGACGAGCTCCGCCACCTCTCCAAGGTGATCCCGCTCGAGGACTCCATCGCCAACGACCAGCGCCTGATCGCCGAGCTCGATGCCAAGCGCCTCGATGGCACGTTCACGTCCGAGGACAAGGGCCGCATGACCACGGCGCGCAAGCGCATCGACCGCAACCGGAGCACGCTCACCCAGCTGGAACAGCAGCGCCCGACCAGCAACGGCACGATCAACCAGGTCATCGACCGGGTGGTCAACGAGATCGAGGCCCAGGTCCACGAGCTCGACTGGTCGGTCACCGACTTCAACGATGCCCGCCACATGGTGCGCGACGCCCAGTCGATCGGCGAGCACCGGGTCCGGCTGGAGGCTGGCATCGGACGTGCCGACTCGGAGATCCGCACCTTCGAGCAGGGCGCACGCCGGCTGCAGGATGCGATCGGTGAGGCCGAGTCGAACGGCTCGGGCATCGTGCGCTACCAGCCGGTGGTGCAGGACGAGTTCATGATGACGACCGACCAGGCGCGTGCTGCCCTGGACTCCGGTGACATCCCCGCCTATCTGCGGCCGAGCTTGGAGGCGGCGATCGCCCGTGTCGAGCGGGGCCAAGAGAACGTCATCACCACCAACATCCAGCGGGTGCGTGCCGAGGCCGAGCGCCTGCGCGCTGCCGGGGTCACCACCCCCGAGGCTCGGGCCCGCCTGCGTGGACTCGAGCAGCGCATCGCTTCGTTCGAGGGACGCGCCAGCGAGTTGATCGAAGCCGACAACACGGTGGCCAGGCTCGAGGACAAGGCTCGCCTCACCACGTCCGAGCAGCGCGACCTGGCCGAGGCGCGACGCCTGCTCGCTGCCGAGGACCAGCGCACCGCCGGCCAGGCTGAGCGTGCTGCCCGTGCCCCCAAGCGCCGACGCAAGGTGACCAGCCCAGCCATCGAGGCCTACGCCCAGCTGCACGGGGTCGAGCCGACCCACGTCATCTCGTCGCGGGTACTGCGCGAGGGCAAGGACGTGGCCGAGATCCCTCTCGAGGAGGCCCGCAAGCTGGCACAGGGCAACGACAACGCCATCAACTCGCTGCGTGCTGCGCTGTCCAAGCGCCGCACCCGACTGTCCGCGCTCGACGGCTCGATCAACAAGGACCTGCGCCTGCAGCGTCAGATCATCATGGACCAGATGGGGCCCGAGCTCCCCGACGTGGAGAAGCTGCAGGCCACCATCCGCGAGGTCACCAACCGGGCCAAGCGACGGCGCAAGCCCGGCGATGCGGTGCGCCTCGAGGAACTGCCCCAGGCCCTGGCTGCGGCCGAGCACGCCGCTGACATCCAGCTGTCGGGCAAGCTGCTGCCGCACGAGCGCGAGCTCGTCGAGCTCACGCAGGGTCGCATCGACGCCCTCAACCAGTTCCAGCGGATGACACCCGAGCAGCTGACCGATGCCCGCAACTACCTCGACGAGTTGACCAAGGCGGTCGACGACACGCGGGCCATGCTCGGCGACCACTTCGACCTGGCTGCTGCCACCGCTGACGGCGGGGCACAGTTCCTCACCGACCTGCTCAGCGGGCAGATGGAGCTCACCGCCCGCGGGGCCGAGACCCTGCACCTGCTCTACGGCCCCGAGCAGGGCGAAGCGGTCGGCCAGTTCGTCAACATGCTGCACGAGATGCTCGGGGTGCAGGGTGTGCCCACCCGCGAGGATCTGCGGCTGCTGCAGAATCGCTTCAACATGCCCCCGGTCACCGGCCAGGCACGGTCGCTGCTGTTCGGCACCGTCGACCCCAGCCTCGAGGACCTGCGCCAGCTGCGTGAGGCGATCCTGATGATCCCGCGCGAGCAGCTGGACGAGGTGCGCATGGCCAGCCGCGAGGGCTGGCTCGCTGGCCTCGACGATCTGCTGCACCCCAAGCTCGACACCTCCCGCACGTTCACTGCCGACGAGGTGGCCGACGTGTTCCGCGGCCTGGGCACCGCACTCGGCAGCGACCTGCCACTGCTGCACAACGCCGAGCGGGTGGTGATGGATGCGACCGCAGCCGGCGAGCTCGTCACCGACGACACCCTGCGTGACGCCTTCCGCGAGCAGCTGCGCTCGGCAGCCAAGGCGCACCACAACGACGAGCTCCGCAAGTCGGTGGACCTGGTGTCGATGCTCGGGCTCGGGTTCTCCCCCGGCACGCCCGGCTTCAACGGCAAGCTGCAGTCGCTGGGCTACGCCATGTCCCGCCAGGAGCTCGACCGCACCAAGCTGCGCCGCTTCGTGGTCGACGGGTTCAGCAAGATCGGACTGGTCGCTGACGAGACAGCACGCGAGCGGTTGCTGATGCGCCAGATGCGCAAGCAGCGGGTCGACAACATGCGCATCGGACTCGGTGCGGTGATGAAGGACCTCAAGTTCACCGACCCACGCGAGCCCTTCGAGATGCTCGGCCACCACACGATGGATGCCGTCGCCGACATCGACCGCCAGATGGCATCGTTCTCTGGCTCGGTGCTGCCCGAGGGTGTCGTCGAGACGATCAACGCCCGCGCCGCCGAGCTCGAGAACCAGATGCAGCGCGCCGTCGAAGCCGGTGACTACGACCGCATCAACGAGATCACGCAGATGCAGCGCGAGCTCGACGGCCGGGTGATGACCGACCCCACGGCGCCGGTGTCCACGGTGCAGCCCACGCCCGAAGCCAACCCGCAGGTGGCCTACGAGGCCCAGGTGGCCAGCGCCGAGACGTCAGCGGCCAACGCCCGCGACCAGCTGAACCGCGCCCAGCACGCACTGAGCCAGGCCAAGGAGACCCAGGCCGGGGCGCAGGCCACGGGCCCGGTCGACCTCGAGTCCATCCCCGAGCTTGCCCGCCACCCCGACACGCCCGAGGACCAGCTGTCTCAGGGTGAGATCCTGCGTGCGACCACGCAGTTCGATGCAGCGATGGAAGCAGCGGCCGGCAACCCGCAGGCCGAGGAGCAGGCGCTCAACGACTTCCAGGACCTGATGCGGCGCAAGTGGGAGGGCGAGCCGAAGCAGTCGCAGAAGGCGGCGAGCGATGCCTACGCCGCAGCGATGCGCGGTGAGGGCGCGCCGGCCCGCACGACCAACCAACTCGACGCCGCGCAGCAGGCCTTCGACCAGGCCCAGGCGGCCGCGGATGAGGCTGAGGCTGCGCTGAACAAGCTGCGCCAGGAGGGCCCGGCCCACACCGTGCCGGCCGACACGCCAGCCGACAGCCTCGGTGAGGTCGACGCCTCGCTGCGTGCCGAGGACCCCGACCAGGCGCTCGACTGGCCCACGCTCAACCAGGAGTACGACGCCGCGGTGCGCCAGCTGGAAGGGCTCGACGCCCAGGGCCCGCCCGACCTGCCCGACCTGATGAACCTGCCCGTCTCCGAACGCGAGGCAGCGATCGCAGCATCGACCGACTCCTTCGAGCAGGCACGGGCACAGGTGGCAGCGCGGGTGCGCAAGCTGGCCACTCAGCGCGCCGACATGTGGCCGGCAGAGAAGGCACGCCTCGCCACTGCACGCCGTGCCGCCACCGCCGAGGCACTCACCGCACGCGTGGTCGAGGGTGCGACGGTGCCTCAGCGAGCGGTGACCTGGCAGTGGGCTCAGGTGCTGACCAAGGGCACACCATCGGCCGACGTGCTGCGCCGCGGTCGGGGCATCCCCTCCCCCGGCATGGTCGAGCGCGGCGCGTCGGTCGGCAAGATCGGCAACGTCGTCGCCGACGTGACCGGCGTGCGCTCGGCGCTGTCGGGTCCGTTCCGCCAGGGCGCGCTGCCCCAGATCGAGTCCCGCTTGGAGGCCGAGCTCGAGCCGGTCGAGGCGATGCGCCGGGCCCTGCGTGGCGCGCGTGACGACGCCAACGCGCAGCGGGCCCGGCTGCAGACCCTGGCCGACACCTACCAGGGCCGCAACATCGACGCCGAGATCGCAGCCCAAGAGGCTGAGCGCGCCGAGGCCGAGGCGTTCCTGTCCGGGGAGCCGGGCGCCGCCACGGCAGCGACGATGACCGAAGACGTCAACAAGCGGATGGCTGAGGCCGATGCCGCTGCCGCCACCGCAGACCAGGCTGCCGGCGAGGCGATGGTGGCGCAGCGCCAGAAGTGGGAAGCGGCGCAGCGCACCTACACCGACGCCGTGGCCTCGGCCGACCGCGGCCTGGCTGCCGTGCGCTCTCGCATCCTCGACACCGAGGCGGGCCTCGAGATCACCAACAAGCGGCTCGAGCGCGCCGCGGCCCTCGACTTCCAAGGAATCCGCGGCCCGGACTTCAAGGCTCACATCAAGGACCTGCGCGAGATCAACGCTCAGCGCAGGCTGGTGCCAGCCGAGGACCAGGCCAGCATTGACATGATCGAGAGCCTGCTCGCTGGTGCCGACGACCAGCTGCGCCAGCTGGAAGGGCTCGAGCTCAGCCACGCTGACATCACCAAGCGCCTCGCCGACTTCGCCTCCGGTGCGGCATCGGTGGCCGACGTGATGAAGTGGCAGATCAACGACGGCTGGGTGCCGATGCTGCCCAAGCTGGCCCAGGGTTCGGACGGCATGCTCATCCGCTCCGAGCTCTACCGCTCGATCAACAACATGAACACGGCGATGCGCAAGCCGCAGACCTGGGGTGTGATCGGCGACTACTACACCCAGTTCTTCAAGACCTATGCCACCGCCACGCCTGGGTTCCATGTGCGCAACCTGATCAGTGGCATCTTCATGAACCTGGTCGACAACGTGCGCATCGGTGAGATGACACGGGCCCGGCGCATCTGGAAGGACTTCGTCGCCAACCCCTTCGAGTACACGCAGAACGCACCGCCCGACGTGCAGCGTGCACTGCAAGCGGTGTTCGGCTCGGGTGCGGCCGGCGTGTTCACCGACGTGGCCAACCGCGAGAAGGGGCGCCTCCTCAACAACCCGCTGACGCGGTGGAACCAGCGCACCGGCTCGTCGGTCGAAGGTGCGCTGCGTCTCGGCATGGCCCTCGACTCGATGACCAAGGGCCAGACCCTCGGCGCAGCGATGGAGCGCATCGCCCGCTACCACTTCGACTACAACTCGCTGTCGTCCCTCGACCACCAGGCCCGCCGGCTGATCCCGTTCTGGACCTACATCAGCCGCAACATCCCACTGCAGATCGAGTCGATGTGGCTGCGCCCGCGGACCTACCTGCAGTACCAGCACTTCGTGCGCAACTTCTCCGAGGCCGCTGATCCTCTGACCCCTGACTACTGGCTGAGCCAGGGTGCGTTCACGATGAACCAGGACGCCGAGGGATCTGACGCCCCGTGGTACCTGGCCCCCGCCCTGCCGCACCTGCGGGTAGCCGAGCCCTTCGTGGCGCTGTCTCAGGGTGACCTCGGCCGTGCCATCGGTGGCAGCGTCAACATCAACCCGATGATCGCTGCTCCGCTCGAAGCGTTCGGCTTCAACCAGAAGCTGTACACCGGAGCCCCGGTCGAGGAGAACTACGAGGAGCCATCAGCAGCGATGCGCGCGCTGATGCCACTGTTCCGGTTGCTCGGTGGCACCAAGCCCGGTGGCACCACCGGACACGAGTTGCTCGACGATCGCTATGCCCACATGGCGCGCTCGACGATCCCCACCCTCAACCTGATCGAGCGACTCACCGACAACAGAGGCGTGCGCGAGGGGCGCACCGACGAGACGTGGCTGCGCGCCGCCGGCGCACCCGTGTACCAGCTGACCGATCCGCTGCGGCAATCCACCCGACGGCGCAACTACTACGCTCGCCGCGACGCTCGTCGCACCCAAGCCGAACTGGCAAGGAAGTAACGATGGCCACGCCCACCACCACGATTGATGCCCTGCCGCCCGCTGCGCTGCCCCTCGGTCCGAGTGACCTGATCATCGTGCAGCAGGCGGGGGTGACCAAGAAGGCCATCGCCGCTGACCTCGCTGTCGGTGGTGGCGGTGGTGGTGGTGGCACCGGTGGCACCGGGGTCACCAACGGCGACAAGGGCGACATCATCGTGACCGGTTCCGGGTCGATCTGGACGTTCGACAACACCGTCGTCACCAACATTGCCAGGACTCTGCTCGCTGCCACATCGACAGCACAGATGCGCACCACGCTCGGAGTCCCGGCCGCGCTCAACGGTCTCGTCGCCGTGTGGAAGGGGACCGCCGCCGAGTACGCAGCCATCAGTCCGAAGAACGCCAACACGCTGTACTGCGTCACCGCCTAGGAGGAATCAAGTGAGCGACCCGCAAACCGAACCCGATGTCATCGAAGGCACCGGGACATTCACGCCGCCGCCCGACGAACCGGACGACGACGAAGAGAAGGACAACTAACCATGGCAATCGGATACATCACGTCGCTCCGCACCACCCGCATCACCGCCCTGTTGACGGCGATCGGCACGTCCGGGTTCCTCGACATCTACGACGGCACCAAGCCGGCAGTCGGTGGCACCGCCACCACCCGGCTGGCACACATCCCGTTGCAGGCGACGGCGGGCACGGTGGCGTCGGGTGTGTTGACGTTCAACACGCCGATGACTGCCAGCGCGGCAGCCAGCGGCACGGCGACGTGGGCACGGCTGACGAACTCGGGCGGCACCGCCCAGGCTGACATGACCGTCGGCCTCGGTAGCTCCGACATCAACTTCGACTCGGTGACCTTCGTCTCTGGGGGCACCGTCTCCGTCACGTCACTGACGATCACCGAGGGCAACTCCTAGGCCACCTTCGGATGGCCGCACATTTCGACGCGTCCACAGACAGTCTCACCCTGGCCGCCGCAGCGCGGTCGGGGTCGTGGACGTTCTGTGCCCTCGTCCAACTGGCGGTCGACCGCAACGACTACTCGTCGTACGGTCCGACGTTCGACCCTGGCACCGGCAACCCCCTCTACCTCGGGCTGGGCACCGACAGCAACGGAACATCTCCGTGCTTCTTCGACAACGAGACGGGTGTCCTCGGCCTGCCCGGCAGTTCGGGTGGTGCGTTCTCGGGCATGACGGCCGGGTCGACGTGGTACTTCGTCGCCGGGTCGTACAACTCGACGAACGGTATCGAGATCGCCATGTTCGGCGTCGGCGAATCCGGTTCGTCGGCCGAGATGCGAACCACCAGTCACGCTGCGGGCAAGAACGGCACCGCGCCGCTGATGATCGGCACCAACACCTACGGCAACTGGTGGAACGGTGCCGTCAAAGAGGTGCGCATCTGGAACACGGCGCTAACCCAGGCCGAGATGAACGCCGAGTGGGCATCGCCGACGGCGATCGTCAAGTCAGGGGCGTGGGCCTACTACCCGCTGACAGGGGACGCCCTCGACGCGTCGGGCAACGCCCGGCACCTGACGGTCAACGGCACCGTCACGTTCGACGGTGGCGCGACTGGCAGTGGTGCCATCACCGGGGGCGCCGACACTGCTGCCGGTGCGGGCACGTTCGTCGCGTCGATCAACAAGACCGGGTCAGCGGCGATCACCGAACAGCGAGACACCGCGGCCAGCGTCGCCACGATCAACGTGCCACGCACCGGGTCCGGTGCTGTCGCCGAACGCCGCGACACCTCGGCCGGTGCGGGTCACATACCGATCGTCGCCACCACCTTCGTCGATGACTTCGACCGTGCCGACACGACCCCGCCCCCAGGGGGAGCGGGACTCGGACCGAACTGGGTGAACACGACGAACACCTTCTACATCTCGGGCAACCACGCGACGAAGACACCCGGCGACCACTACACCCGCTGGGCTACGCCGCTGTCACACGAAGACCAGTTCGTCGAAGTCGAGATCCCGTGGGACAAGACCACCAACTTCATGTGGTTCCACATCCGGGCAGCCAACAACATCGTGACCGGTGGCCCACCGTTCGGTGTCTACGAGGCGGGCATCAACACGACCGAGACAGGTGGCGGCAACTACACCAACCGGTGCGAGATGGGGATCATCCACGCCGACGGCAGCTACACCGTGCTCGGTCGTGCCTTCACCGTCGCCAACAGCCCCGGACTGGTGGGCAAGCTGCGCCTCGAAGCGATCGGCAACCGCATCCGCTTCTACGTCGACGACATCCTCAACATCGAGGCATTCGACAGTGAACTGCACGGCCACTACGTCGGGCTGAACTGCTGGATCGGCGGCACCGCTGGCGAAGCCTGGTACAACACCTTCACCGCCGGGGTCATCATCCCGCCGACCGGCTCGGGTGACATCATCGAGGCGCGCGACATCGTCGTGTCGCAGCCGAGGTTCACCGGGTCGGGCGCCGTCACCGAAGGACGCGACACGGCGTTCGGTGTCGGCACGTTCGCCGGGCCGGGCGGCGGTGGTGGCAGCGCCACCATCACGATGGTCGAACGCCTCGACGTGCGAGCGGTCGTCAACTCTGCTGGTGCTGGCGCAGGCTCGGGCAACTTCACCTCGGCCCCGTTCACGACGGCAGCGGGCACGCTGCTCGTCGCCGTCGTCACCATCGACAACCAGGACATCCTCACCCCGACCAGCATCCCGCTGCCGACCACCACCGGGCTGACATGGGTGAAGAGGGCCGAGATGCTTGGCTGTGCCAGCAACCAGTTCTCGGCGAACGCCCTCATCTACGTCGCCAACAACCCGACCGCCGGGTCGAAGACGTTCACGATGTCAGGCTCGGGCAACTGGCTGACCGGCATCAACACGCTCGACGTGTGGATCGGCGAGTTCACCGGGGCAGCCGCCGCGCTGGCGCAGACGAAGACACCGGCCACCTTCTACACCGGGGTCACGTCGTCACCGAACGACCCTGGCTCGCGGCTGATCTCGTTGCCGTCCGCCCCGGCGTCGAACTCGTGGCGCATCGGTGTGTACGCGGGTGACAACAGCGGCAACGACCACGCCGTCGGCGGCACCGGCTGGACGGAGCAGTCGAACCACGCCAGCACAGGTCCGACGCCGCCCGTTGCCCTCGTGTCGCAGGTGCAGACCCGCACCGGGGACCTGTCGCCGACGGTGCTGTGGGATGACCTGTCGTTTGTCGGCACGACGACATGGGACTACGTCCTCATCGGCTGGGAGCTCATCGCCGTCTCCACCGTCCCGCTCAACTCGGGTGTCATCACCGAGCGGCACGACACCGTCGTCGGTGTCGGCTCGATCCTCGGCTCCGATCGCACCGGCAGCGGTGCCATCGTCGAAGCCCGCGACACGGTGGTCACCCCGCAACCCACCCTGTACCCGGCGTCGATCTCGGGGCGCAAGCTGCTCGACCAGGTCGGCAACGTCTACCTCGCCAAGTCGATGTCGTCGTGGTTCCTGACGCACCTGTCGAACGTCGACATCACCCACGCCCTCACCGACGTCCGCGCCAACGGGTTCAACGGGGTGACGGTGTGGTGTGGCGGCACCGAGGATCGCTTCGGGTTCGGGAACAAGTACACGAACCTCGCCGGCCAGAACTTCTGGTCTGGCACACCGTGGGCGTCGAGCCTCGGACCGGCGTGGGTGACGGTCGACTGGATCGTCGCCGAGTGCGCACGCCTCGGACTGGTGCTGCACTTGTCGTTCTGTCACGGCTGGGGTGGCAACGGCTGCGCCGCCGACTGGGTGAGTGCCACCAACGCCGACATGTACAACGTCGGGGTGGCGGTCGCCACCCGCTATGCCAGCGCACACAACATCGTGTGGCACGTCATGTTCGACTCGCCGACGAGGCCCACCGACCCGGCCGGTGTCCGCATCCGCAGTCTGTTCGACGGCATCAACGACACCGAGGGTGCGTCAACGCGTCCGATCCGGTGGTGCGAGACGGACAACGGTGTCAGCACGAGCTCGCAGGGGTGGTACGACCCGACGGGGGCGTCGACCGACACCCGCTTCTCGGTCAACTGCATGTACACCTGGGGTGGCAGCGCCACCGACTCGATCGAAGGCGTGTACAGCGAGGTGTCGGGTCCGATCGGTGACTGCGAGCCGGTGTACGTCGGCAACACCGACTCGTACGGCCTCAACCGACAGGAGCTACGCGAGCGTCCGTACTCGGTGTTCCTCGAGGGTGGATCGCTCATGAACTGGGGGCACGAAGCGTTCTGGCCGATGGACGAGCCGACGCTGTACCCGGTCGGCGGCATGTCGTGGCAGGACGTGGTGTCCGACCCGGCCACGCTCGACGCGAGGTACTGCTGGAACCTGATCGAGGCCTACTGCAAGGACCCGACATGGGATCGGTCGAACACCTTCGTCACGGCCGGTCAGGACAGCGGCGGCGCCAAGGCAGCGATCGGTGCGTCGAACACGGCGGCGATCGCCTACTTCCCGCACAATCGTGGCGTCGTGGTCGACACCACGATCTTCCCCGGCATCGACAACGTCCGGCTCCGTTGGTACGACCCGGCGACCGGCACCTTCATCACGATCGCCACGTCCGAGGCGCAGCAGGCAGCGCGCACCGTCACCATGCCGGCCACTCGCGGCGACTCGACTGCTGACTACGTTCTCGTCGCTGACATACCGACAGCGGGCGGCATCGTCTACCCGAGCGGTGCCTTCATGGGCACCACCCCGATCACCACCGTCTACCTTGGGACCACGCCCGTCACCGAGCTCTACGTCGGTGACACCAAGATGTGGCCCTGAAATCTCACAACAAGGAGAACAAATATCATGACGAATCCGAAGGACACGACGCAGAATCAGGTGGCCCGCGACTCGAACAAGCGCAGTGCCAACCGCGAGGAGCACCCGATCGAGGCGATGCCCGACGAGTACGGCAACGTCAAGGACATCGACACCGCCAAGTACCCGGACGACTCGGCTGCGGGCAGGGGCACGGCCACCCCGCCGTCAGGCCAGGGTGGTCAGACGCCGAAGTCGCGGCCCGACTATCAGGATCAGTTCCCCGAGAACCCGCCCCCGTCAGAGACAGCACGCGCCTGGGGCGAGAAGATCCGCGAGGTCGGTGCGGTGCAGGCCCACTCCGATGCCATCAGTGAGGCAGCGAAGGGCAACGTGAAGCAGGAAGGTCCGACATCATCCGGCAAGGAACAGAAGTAGCGGCCGCTGATGTTCGCTGACGTTGTCCTCAACGGGGCGATCGGGATCCTGATCCTGGTCCTCATCATCTTGGGGATCATCTACCTGATCCGACGCGTGTGAGGGGGTGACATGACCGACATTGATCCCGATGTCCCCGACCCGGAGGTCGACGACGACGAAGACGACATCCCCGAGGACGACGACGAGTGACCACCTACCCGTATGGCTACGCCGCCGACGCCAGTGGGGTGCAGGGCATGGGCACCATGCTCACGATGGAGCAGTACCGCGCCAAGAAGACGGTGTACCAGCTGAACTCCGAGTTCTGGCGTCGCTACTCGGCCCTGATGGAGTACGGCGCCGCGAGTGGTGTGCCCCTCGGTACCGGCACCGGCTGGCGGGTACAACCGAGCCCTCCACCGACTGGCTTCGCCGCGCCCGGCAACTCCAACCACGAAGGCTTCCCTGCCGACGGTGTCAGCGGCGGCGCCGTCGCCATCGACGCGGTGCCGAACATCTCGTGGCCGTGGATGGAGAAGAACCTGGCGGCCTACGGGTTGCGGTCGTTCAAGTACATCAACAACGAGCCGTGGCATGTGCAGCCGGTAGAGATCCCGGCATCACGGCGGTGGCGCACCGAGCCGTGGATACTGCCCCCGTTCACGCTGCCCGGACATGCGCCGCACCCGCCGGAAGTGTTGGCGACACCGCCGGGGAGTCCGTCGTTCCGCAAGGGGGCGACGGACTCCTCGACGAAGATGAGTGGTGCACCTGATGGCCGGGTCACCTGGTTGCAGACGATCCTGCGTGACGAGTACGTGTTCACCATCGTGCCCGACGGACAGTTCGGCACGAAGACCGACGCCGCGCTGCGTGTGATGCAGCTGGCGTTGAACGTCACGGTCGACGGGATCTACGGCAACCAGACCGCGGCTGCCCGGTACGCCAAGGTAGGCAAGTAGCCAGTGTGGGCACGGTCGAGATCGTCTTCACCTACGTCCGACGCTTCGTCGTGTTCGGTCTCGGCTGTTGGGTCATCGGCAACGCGCTGGTCAACCCGGAAGAACGACTCGGCCAGCTGGCCGTCGGGATGGTGATGGTCGGCGTGCTGCCGATCGAGAACATCTTCTCGTGGCACCGGGGCGCGCAAAAGCCCCCGGATCTGGTCGTGGGACCAGATCCGGGGGCTTGAGCTCAGCGCTTCCTGGGGCAGGGACGTGGCTCCCATCGAGCGACCTCATCGCGGGCTTGGGTGATCCAGCCTCTGATGATCGCACGCAGTGTCATGCAGTCCGCCTGCACTTGGTCGATGGGGGCGTTCCACTCCTTCACTTCTTCTTGAGCCACTTGCGTATCTCCCAGATGACGTCGGCGATGAGCGCGACGAACAGCATCAGGACCACGCCGATCAGCCGCCCGAGGACTTCGGGGTCGCCTCTCATGCGAACACCGCCTCCTCCTCGGGGCACCCGCAGTCAGCGCGCACCTCGCCGCACTTACGACAGCGTGGGCACTCGCACTCGTAGCAACCGCAGTACTCGCAGCAGTCACAGGTGCAGTTCTCGTTGGTCTCCCCGCACCCACCATCGCACGGGTGGCTGTCCCAGTACGGGCAGCTGTCCCAGCTGCGGTACGGGTACCACGTCGAGCAGTGACCGCACTGGCCGAGCAGCTGCTGACCCTGGTTGCCCTCGCTGGCGATCAGGCTCATCACTGCCTCGGTGATGTCGTAGGGCTCCCAGCTGCCGTCCGAATCGCTGTTGTCGATGAACAGATCAGCGATCTTGATGATCAGTTCGTCTCGTGTCATCATGTCTGTTGTCTCCTTCTGGCTAGTGGTTGAGAGGCGCCACGACCCGCCCGACTCATGATCGGGCGGGTCGTGCTGTTGCTAGGCCGAGGCCTTGAAGCGCCTTTCTCGTTGCTCATCACGAACGCGACGCAACAGCGCCTCGTTCTCGTCGAGCTCTTGGCTCGCCGCCTGCATCATCGACACCGGCACCCGTCGCACCTTGCGTGCGAGCGAGTCGACCGTGATGCCGACCGACTTGGCGATGAGCTCGAGCTCGGAGTCACTCAGGTCCATCTGGTCCTCCTTCCTGTCTGAAAGCGATCTGGATCGCTTCGGCTATCCGCTCGTGCAACTCGACCTCGGGCCATCCCTCGATCTCGGTGCGCGCTCCCTCATCCCACACCACGGAGCCGTCCCCGTAGTGGAAGGGCATGAACTCACTGGCGTAGCGATCGCGCGTGGCGATCGTCATGACCAGTGCCTCGGCCACGGTGCGGTCACCTCGGTAGAAGCGGTCGGCCAACGCTCCCCGCTCGTACTCCTCGTGCTCATCGCGGAGCTTGACGTACACCGTCTCCATCAGGCACATCACGGCGATCGGCATACCGACCACCTGGCGCGAGATCTTGAGGTTGATCGCCAGCACCTCAGGTGGACGCATGTCCATCTGATCGCACATCTGCTGCACCGGTAGCTCCATGCTGCCGGTGTCGGTGATCACGGTGACCAGGATCGGTATGTCCTCGGGCCCGTTGATGGTGATGGCTTCCTTGATCTCGCGTGCCACCTGAGCCGAAGTCTCGAAGAACTCATCGAAGCCGGGCCCGAAGTCGACCAGCGCCGCAGCCATGAAGTCAGGTTTGGGCGAGAAGTCGCCCAAACCGAACACGATGCCGCGGATCGTGTCGTCGTCATCCTTTGCCATTGACCTTCACCTCCCTGCGGGCGGCCTGCGTCGGCACCGTGGTCGTGAGCGTGGTGTCTCGCGTCTTGCGCCGACGCCGACCGGTGTCGATCGACATCAGCACGAAGTCGAGCCGGCTCGGTCGTTCACCTCGGGCGAACTTGTAGCCCGGTGGCTGGACGTAGCGACGCGCCAGCAGCGATCTGCTGTCACGCATCACCTGGTCACGCCGCTCCATCAAGCAGCGCATGCAGCGCACGGTGAACGGCTCGCCGAAGCTCGCCGACCAGTGGTTGGAGTCCACCAGGTCCCAGGCGTGGCCGAGGGCGCCACACTCCAGGTACTCGTAGACGGCGAGTTCTTCGCCCTTCCATTCACGTTCCATCTCTTTCTCCTTGTGATCTATCTGGTTGTCATTGCTGGTGGCGTGGCGGCAGGTTCGGTGGG